CGAGATTAATAATGGCTCCATCAGCAAGGAATAAATCACTGAACTCTAAAGCAGTTGTACCAAGGGCTGCACCATCACTTGCATCAGGGACGAAAGCAGTCTGTGCAGTTATTGTTGTACCTGTGAGCGTTGTCACCGTCGCCGCAGCAGCAGCCCCACTTCCTAAAATGCCGTCGAGAGTCCCGGTAAAGCCTGTAGCTGTGATCTGATCAGTTGCAGTAATACCATCAACGAAAAGGTTGGCCCAGCGAACGCCCGTGGTGCCTAAATCGTCAGTGCTGTCGGTATCGGAAACAACGTCATCCCCGTGGGTTGTGACGCCAATTAGTGTAGAAGTTCCAGCTACACCCAGACCACCGTCTGTATGAATCGAACCCGTGGTTCCTGACGTAGATGTTGTGGTGTCATCGACAGACACAATCCCACTTGTTACTAACGTCGTTACCGTCGCCGCAGCGGCAGCGCCAGAGCCAAGTATTCCATCTAAGGTTCCTGTAAACCCGGTGGCAGTAATCTGATCAGTTGCAGTAATACCATCAACGAAAAGGTTGGCCCAGCGAACGCCCGTGGTGCCTAAATCGTCAGTGCTGTCGGTATCGCTGACAACGTCATCTCCGTGGGTTGTGACGCCAATTAGTGTAGAAGTTCCAGCTACACCCAGACCACCGTCTGTATGAATGCTGCCTGTCGTCCCTGACGTGCTGGTCGTAGTGTCATCTACCGACACAATCCCACTTGTCACTAACGTCGTTACCGTCGCAGCCGCAGCTGCACCCGACCCAAGAATGCCGTCTAGAGTTCCTGTGAATCCTGTTCCTACTACCTCTCCAGCAACAGTTAAAACAGCACTAGTGAGAGTCAATAAGTCTGTGTCGTTTGCACCACCTATTGTACCACCAGTTTTAATTACAAGGTCATCCTTAACTGTAAGAAGTCCAGCACTTGAAATTGTAAGTGCATCAGCAGTTGAAGCAACACCGATAGTACCGCCATCTTTAATCATAAAGTCATCTGCAATTGTCAATAGACCAGCAGAACTCAACGTCATCTTGGCAGTAGCACTTGATGCAGCAGTTTCAGAAACACCTGTAGTAAATACTAACTTGGTTGCGTTTGCACTTGCACTAAATGTATCTTCTGCGATTGCGTGAATACCAGCGGCAACTGTAGCACCGTCTGTACCATCAGAATCACCAGCAGCAAACTCAATTGAAGCAATAACCTCATTCGCAACAATCGCATCTTCTTCAGATTTCAATTGTAGAACAATAGGAAGATTATCACCAGCAGTATGATGCTCTATCGTAAGACCAACATTATGAACATGAGCCAATGTGATTTCAGAGTTAACACCAAAGGCAATTTGAGCGGCATCACTTATCAGAATAATATCATCACCAATGACTGCATCCAAGACTACAGACAAACCGCCATCAGTCTGCAACGAACCATCTGTTGTAGAAGTGGCGGCAGTAGAGTCATCGGTTTTGATAATACCACTAGCAGTAATAGTAGTAGAAGCAAGAGTAGTAGTAGTTGCTGCAGCAGCAGTCCCACTACCAAGTATGCCGTCTAGCGTCCCTGTGAATCCCGTTCCTACTACCTCTCCAGCAACTGTTAAAACAGCGTTGCCGATTGTCAATAAGTCTGTATCGTTTGCACCACCAATAGTACCACCACTTTTAATTACTAGGTCATCCTTAACTGTAAGAAGTCCAGCACTTGAAATTGTTAGTGCGTCATTAGTTGACGCAACACCAATTGTACCACCATCCTTAATCATAAAGTCATCAGCAATTGTCAATAGACCAGCAGAACTTAATGTCATCTTCGCAGTAGCACTAGAAGCAGCAGTTTCAGAAACACCAGTTGTAAATACTAACTTGGTTGCGTTAGCAGAGGCACTAAATGTTCCTTCTGCAATTGCATGAATACCAGCAGCGACTGTTGCACCATCTGTTCCATCTGAGTCACCAGCAGCAAATTCAATTGAAGCAATAACTTCATCTGCTACAATCGCATCTTCTTCAGATTTCAATTGTAGAACAATAGGAAGATTATCGTCAGCAGTGACATGAGTTAAAGTAAGTCCAACATTATGGACGTGGGTCAGTGTAATTTCTTGATCTGCACCAAAATAAATTACTGAACTATCTGCAAGATATAGATCACTCCACTCTAATGATGCACTTCCTAAAGCAGTACCGTCGGCCGATGCGGGTGTTAATGTTGTAAATGTTCCTACTGCTGAAGTTAGCGTAACTACGGAACCAGTTGCACTAATTCCAGTTGTGAGTGTGCTTCCAGTTCCAAGTAAGGTATATAACTCACTAAAATTATCATTGAGTTTATCACCGCCAAGGCGCAGAGAATCACCTGTGCCGTCATCAGCTGAGGTTCCTAAATCTAGTGATTGATATGTCATTATTGAGTATCCCTGTTCTTTTTATTATTTATAATGTTTAAATGGTAGCATCAAAACTTTTTTCTGAACTATCAAATCTTAGTGCTGATGAATCAAATAATCCAGGCTCTGGTTCACTGGGTGTAAAATCAAGATTTCTAATAACTTCATCAGTTCCCAATTCAAATACAGTTCTTTCACCAGCATTAGTAGAGCTTCCATCCGTTCCATTTAATACTATAGCACCTTCACCATAATTTATAACTGTATTAAGGAATGCTTCTAGTGCAATCGTTGAACCAGCATTGGTAGATGAACTATCTGTTCCGTCATGTAATAAATTAAATCCCTCATTCCCGCCGCCACTTTCCATAAGAATATTAGTGACTTCCTCTGCATTGTCTTCTAAATCTATTCCACCATACTCATCTATCATAATGCTAGAAGGTTGTGTAAAGTGTGGTACGTTTGAGTTTGTGCGATTTTGGATTGGTATTGTACCTGTACCTTCAAAATCTTGTAATTCGATTCTATCACTCTCAAAAATTAACTTATTATTAAATCCAAATCCTGTCTTATCTTCCAGAGTTATCTTATCGCCATGATGGCCAGATGCAGTTGTTTCATTCTCTTGTCTAAAGAAACCACTATCCTGACTTTCTTCTATCAAAATTCCTACTTCATCACCAGAACTAGCACCAGATGGATTTTCATCTATAAGTATTAGACCGGGCCGGATAATGTCAGACAAATTGAAATGGTCATAAAGATATACACTCTCTGCAAGAATAGCATCCCCCGCATCATCACCATCTGGATGAGTACCATTGAAAATTAAATTGTCACCATCATTAGTAGAACTTCCATCTGTTCCATTTAATACTAAATTATCATTGGAATAATCTGAAATATTATCAAAGGTAAATCCAGAATAATAATCTGGATCAGTAGCATCTTCTAAAATAAAGTTACCTGATAAATTAATTCTTTGAGAGGTAAAAAATTCATCAGCATTCAATAATAAAAAGGCACTACTACCGGCGCCAGGTGTTTGTGGTTCAATTGAGATTCTACCCCTAGCAATAAATGGACTTTCAGCAATACGAACCAATCCAGTAGAATTTCCTTTAGGAGTTGTAACTGGAATATGAATTTTTCTTGATATAAATGATACCAGAGTATTATCATAATCTGCACCGCCACCAAGATATGATGATTCAAGTTGTTGTGAGCCACCATCCTCATTTAACACAGTCATCAATTCAACATTAACTGTTTCTCTACCTATCGTGTTGATATGATCAGAAGATGCAATCTCTAATTCAATAGCATATCCTGCATCTGTATAACTAGCATCAACACCATTTAAAAGAATATCACTACCAACATCACTACTTACTAAATGATTACTATCTGGCCCACTATCAAGAACCAGATTATTAGACAACAATACTGCTGTCTCGTAGACAAGCCTTTCGTTAGCATCAGATGAAGATGAGTCAGTTCCATTAAGTGTCAGGATGCCATTTTCATTTGCACCTGTCCCGTGTATAATTGATATTTTGTCGGAAAGATAAAATGGTTGTTCTTCTACAATATTAGAACCAGCATCAGTTCCACTTGAATCAGTTGCATTAAAGACAATAGAATCACCCACAATTGTTGGAGTATCCGCTTCCTCTAATATTATTGCTTCTTCAAAATCCCCAAAAGCATCTGTTCCATATTTTTCATTAGGATTAACGCCAAGTCTACGTTGTACCTTTTCATCAAAGAGAAGATCAAACGTAGATGCAAGTATTGGTGAGAATTTATCTTCTGGAGCAGTAACACCAAGATTAGAGTAGTAACCACCACCAAGAGCAGAACCAGCATTTCTAATTGCAACAGATATTGCTGATGATATCTTAACCTTACTGAAAACTTCCCACCCAGCTGGATGAACGGCCTTCTTTAATTGGTCAAGATAATTATTAGCAGAAAACCCCGTAGATAATTCATATGAAAATTGTTGATAATAATATGAATCTTGAATACGGTTAAGGTCTTCACCAATCAAACTCTGAATGTTTACACCATAACTTTTATCAGTATCAACAAGAACATCTATAGTAGAAGAACCTTTAGCAATATTTGCTTTAAGTATCTTAGCCGTAGCACCAGAAGAATCTGTGATGGTCGTTGGAAAGGGATTAATACCAGTGGCATCTTCAAAAAAGTCTATAGGACTTTCATTAATAATATTATCATCAACATTGGTTCCACTTGAATCCGTCCCATCAATTGATACTGAACCATCAGCTGCAGCAACATCTTGCAGAAGTTTTGCTCCAGCATCTGTACTATCTGAATCAGTTCCATCCATAGTGATATTATTATTGCTACCAAACTCTTCATTTAATATTGGAGAACCACTATCTGTACCAGAGCTATCTGTTGCATCAAGCAAAAACAATCCAGTGAAGTCTCCACTTTCTATAACATCAAAGGATGCATTTGTTGTGAGAATATCTCCAATCCCTGATCTAACTGATACAGTTCTATTAGAATTCTCTCCTAAAATTCTTTCCAATTGATATGAAGGAGAACCGATTGAAAATGTTTCTTCACTTACAATTATGTCTGTTCCATCTTCTGTCACAATTCCATTACCAACATTAGTATTATCTCTTGCTGATAACTCTAATTGCATAGGGGGATTAAAAAATGTATCGTTAGATTCTAGAACAATTGCACTACCATCAGTAAATCCTGGCGTTGTATTTTCAAGAACAACATAAAAATCAAGCGTGTCAGTGGCTTCAGTTACAAGACGTTCTCCGTCTTCAGTAAAAATATGTTCATCAAAAGTAAGAACATTATCAAAAACCATTCTTGTATTTTTAACATCACCACCAACTCTTAAAGAATCTTCAAGTGCGATTGATTCATTATCGCTTGTTTCAAGTGTTGATCTTATTACATCTTTGAAAGAAGTTGATAATAATTGAGAAGATGCATCATACGATACAATTGTACCTGTGTGTGTAGTAAGTGTATTACCAAGTGCAAATGTTCCACTAACGTCTGCCAGTGTAAAGTTTGCACGAAACTCCATATTAGGAGCACTGCTATAGTCAAATCCTTGATTAGTTATTGTTACTTCTTCAACTGCACCAATACTATCTGTAGTAGCAATAAGATTTTGGCCTGTACCTGACTGTGATGTTACTGTAACTATTGGAATGGTTAAATATCCAGCGCCACCATCCTGTAAAAATACTCTTGTAATTACACCAGAAGGATCAGTTCCAGATTCTATTGCAAATCTATCTGCACCTGTTCCATATTTGTCATTAGTTCTTTGAATTAATGAATCTTCCATGCCAATATTATGGCCAGCATCTGTAGAAGATGCATCTGTTCCATTAAGAAGAAGACTTTCTCCAGCATTACCAGTTGTTGTCTTTTCAAGTTCAACTTGAAATCCTACTAAAGATTGCGTTGTTCCATCTTCTATAGTTAAAAAATCTCCAGCTCCACTTCCATATTCCCCAGTTCCATCAAGAACTAAAGCACCATCAATAATAGATACAAATCCACTAGCAGCCTTGGTATTTGAATCTGCGGTTGTAAATACTAGAGGATCACCAACCTCATAAAGCGTTCCACCAGCATCTATCGCAATGTCACCAACAGAACCATATCTTATATCAGAAACTTTTGCTGTTGCTAAACCGTTACCAATATTTGCATTGGTATCAAATTCAACTGGATTTTGTTGCGGATATAATGCACCACCAGAAGATACTAATCCCTGTGATACAATAGACTTTAGAGTGAAAGTCATAGGAACATCTTGAACACTAGATACAGCTTTTATTACTTCACCTGTCTGAAATGTTTCAAGTGTTGATATAGAATTAGGATTTAATTCAAATTCAATTATAGCAGTTGCGGCCTCAGCAAATACAGAAGCACTCACAACTACAGCTGTTGCTTGGGAAGTTTGTCCCGTTATTTTTTGACCAACAATTTCTGAAGCAACAACATTAACCCCAGGCGCAACTCTCATAATTGTTCTGTTGTTCCAGTTACCAGCTGAAGCCCTCATCATATATTGATTTGGATATAATAGCTCTGGGTCTTCGCCAAGAAGCATACGCATGAAAATCTTATGACCTTCAGACGTTCCTTTAGCTCGATATAGTTCACGAATATTTTTAATTAAGTTTCTTTGGTTTATTCCAGATGCAAGAGTTTTTGGAATAGCATTCATAAACTCATCGCGGAAATTATCTAGGAAGTCATAGATAGTATTATCAGTGTCAGCATAAGACAATAACTGCTGAATATTCTGTACGGGGTTTGCCCGATAACGAGTAACAACCGCACTTGCATTAGAGGTTCCACCAGTTATAGTTTCACCAGTAATAAATTTTTGTTGTGATGTGATAAAGAGTCTTGGTGTGACGTTACCTAAATCATCTACCAAAATTTTAGCAGTAGCTTTTGAGGTTGCACCAGTTATAGTTTCACCAACTTCAAACTGCCCATCAGTTCCAGCTCCTGATTCAAGAACTATCTTATTACCATCTGGAGCAAGTACATGAGATTCAGTTTCTAATTCTAAAATTAGATTATCAATAGTTACTGTAACACGAAGTTCACCAGATTCTAAATACTCATAATAGTGTTTAAGAAATTTAGAAAATACAGGATGATCAGACTGAATAAAATCAGGTAATTGCCCATCAACTTGGGTACTAATTTTGGTAGTTAAATCTCCAGAAGGTGGATTATCAAAAGGTGCCATTTTTTTAGTAACCCGACGTTGGTGTGTAAGCAGATGTAGTTGTATAAGATGACCCAGCACCGCTGTTACTTATTGCAATACTATCTGACTCTCCTTTAATGGTTGAATTAATAAAATCAATCTCTAGTGTTTGATTGCGAACAGAAACAATATCTCTAGAATCTGGGGCAGCTGTTATTCTAATTGAAGCTGATGCAGCGCCATCAACATTAGCAACTGAAGTTATATGAATTCCAGTTATTGATATTGTACCAGTTTCATATGAAACTGTACCCGCCGCGGCAGAATCATAAACTCTAACTCCACTAGAAAGATAATATGTTCTTAAATTACCTGTACCGTCATCATCAAAATACCTCAAGTTAGTTGCATCACCACTAATATAAAAACCAGTAGACGCAATAACACCACCAGATGCAGCGTTATGACCAGAGTGTGGATAATAAAGTGCATTGTTAAAATAAATATAGTATGCGCTCGATGCAGTAGTAATTGGCGTAAAGAATTTTGCCATCGTAATATTTGTTGAATTACTTAGTATTGAAGTATCAGAGGAATCAATAATACCCAAAACTTTTGAGTATCTAAACAATCCATCAAACTGTTCAAGGTTTGAATCATTGTAGGATGCAACAGCATTTGTGACAACAGTTTCTAACTCATCAACTGCTAAGGTTGTTACACTAGAATCATATTTGAATGTTGTATTCAAAATAAGGAATACTGTCTCTGCATCAACAATGACAGGTGTTATAGACATAACTTTATATCTTCCAAAGTCAGTTACCAATTGAGATTTCTCTGTTGCGGTAAGTGCTAAACCTGTAGTTGTTTTAATCGCAATAAAAACTTTACCGTATTCTGGTGTGCTAACTACTCCAAGACTTGAATCAAATGAACCACTCTCACCACCAAACACTTGAATAGATTGTGCGTTTGGATAAAGTTGTTTGGTATAAACTTTAAAATCTTCTGCCGTAACACATCTTCCTTGAGCAGCATAATCAAGTGGTGCATTATATTTTATTGATTGAATTGACTCAGGATTACCACCACCATTTGCAACATCTACAGTTGCAACTGCTACATCATTAACTCCTGCAATACTAGCCGAATTAGTAAATATCGATGCTCCATTAGCGGCCTCCCTATTACCAACAACATAAGTAAGAATTACAATATTGTCATCGGATAATGCAGTACCAATTATTCCATCACCAAAATATACCTCAAACTTAGCAGACTCAACCTCTTGAAGAAAGTATACATTACTTGTTGATGTAAGTTGAGTTATATCAGTTGCTTCTGTGAATGAAGTAACTGTTGTATTACCAGAGGAAGTTTGAACTTTAACTGTTAGTGTGGATGTGTCAGCCCTATTATCAGTTATAATAAATCTTTGATCAGCAGTTGAAGTATCAACTGTATATCTGGTTGATACAAATGTTCCTTCATATATTTTAGTATTGCGATATGGAATAGTCGCACCTATATTTGAAGATGTTCTATCAGTAGCAGTTACAAATTGATAAGAGGTTCCACCTACAGAAGAATTAAAAATAGTTCCAGCTGGCATTGTTGCATTAGCAAGTGAACTTGTGTTCAATGAAATATCAACTGTTGCAACTGGACATCTAGAAGAAATTGGTACATACCCAAGAGTTTTAGCATGTGATACCACACTTGAACGTATACTTGAACTATCAAGAAACATTTCATTTGCAAGCATGTTCGCATTAAAGCCAAGATAATGTGTATTATATGCAAGCACATCTAACAATGCACTCATACCAGAACCTTCAAAATCATAATCAGTGAAATCTGTTTGACCTTTTAGAAATATTTTAAGGTTGTTTTTAACCTCATCAAAGTCAAATTCTGTTACATTTAGTCTTGTATTATTTACAGCCATTATCGTAATCTCTCTAGCATTACTGTTAATTCAACCAATTCTGTTGGTGCATTTACAACAAAAAATTGTATCGTTAGTTCATATTCATTACGATCTATATCTGGTCTAGCAGAAACACCTATTACTCTAGCCCTTGGTTCAAAATTTTCAATAACATCTTGTACCTTCACAGTCAAGATGTGAGCAATAAACGGAGTCATAGGTTCAAACAAAATATCCCTAACACCAGAACCAATCTCTGGATGAAAGGGTTTTTCATAGTGATTTGTTAACACCAGATTACGAACAGAACGCTTGACCGCCGTTATATCTGTTACCGTATTCACATCATTAGACACAGACTTTCTTGAAAAGAAAAGGTCTAAATCTTTGTACTGTTTACTATTGCGGTCAATATTATTTTGACCTTGTGCATCAGTAAAAGCTGTTGGTGCTGCCATTATGGACTCCTCTTCTTATTATTTATAAGAAGTCTTTACGTCTGTTTCATCATATATACTTCATTTTTCCAAACATCCTTTGCATTAATACGGATGAATCTTTTATTTGTCTCATTGGTATTTGGGTTGGGAATTGTCAATATAACATTCTTACCTGACCTAAATGCCTTTTGTTTATTTCTAAGTTTTTCTACATATTCATTTTTATCACACATCAAATATACCTTTCACTGGCCTATAACCTGTTTCATAGTTATCTGCAATTCTAACCTCTGATATTACTGCTTCAATATTGTCATGCCAAAAATTCAAAAATTTATGAACTCTTGGATATTCTGGATTAACATCATCTGTTTGCCAAATAAACTCCTGTAGAATGTTAGTGTAGTCTGGCATCCAATATAATATATTTAGGGTGACTATACTTTTCCTTTTTATAATCATTATTAAGTTTCTTCTATCTTTTTAACATTTGGATTATATGTAGCATTATATTTATATTTAACTCTATAAGCTATACCAAGCCATCGATTACTCATTCGATGAGTTCGTCCAGATGGATATCCAGCATATACGTTATGGTCAGCAAAAATTGCAATTTTCCTATCACCTTCAATCTGATAATCATCGAATCGGAAGGCCCCGGCACCGCCAAGGTCTCGGTTGTTGGGATTATCGCCGGCACGGATGCGTGTCCACCTCCCCCGCGGCCCAGCCGAGGGCCTCCAAGCTTTGACCCAAACAATTTCAGCTATATTGTGTTTTAATAGAATTATATCCGTGACAGCTGTCATCACTGGTTCAGCCAACCCATTTCCAAATGCATCTGGCCCATCGGCCTTAATAAATTCCTCTACGAGTACTGGTTGACATGTTTGACCATTTTTAGAAACATTGGCTCTTTCATAACGGGTTACTGTTACGCCACCACCACTAACTACAGTCTTTTCAGATGAGCTGGTAATATTTGTTGAAGTAGTTTTTATCACAGATTCTCTAGCAGTAACAACTTTCGTTTTAATTGATTTACCATTTTTTGTAACTGTAAATTCTCTAGATTTTATTGTTTCCTCATATGCCTCTGGAACATTAAAATCAGCTGCTGCTTTACCAAGATTTTCAAAACCTTCAGTATTTGCGACAGTTGTAAACTTTTCAAATTTTGTTTTAAGAACCTCCCGCGAAGCATTAATGTTTGGATTTTGAACGATTACAGACAACTCCTCTGCCAAAGGAGCAGTTGATGCTTGCAATACTGCTGCAGCTTTCTCAGAAGCTTCACCACTACCATCGGCTGCCTTCTCAAAATTGGGAACAGCTTTGCATAAATCTCCACCACCAGACAACGCAGTAGTGGCATCAGATACTAATGTGGTTAAATCTTTTCCAGCAGCAGTCAGTTCACTACCAAAATTAGTATCAATTTCTGCTAACTTGGTAGTATATGCAAGAACTTCTCCTAGAGTTGTGAGAGGTAATTGTAAAAGTCCTGTAATTTCTGCTTGTAAATTAAGAGGTGGAATTTCTGGAAGATCAATCGAAAGACTATCAAATGAAGCTTTCAGTTCTGTTGCAGCAGATGCTGCGGCTGCGGCTGCGGTTGATGCAGCCGCATCTATTTGAGAAGTTAATGAACTTTCTAAGTCTTCTAATTTTGTTAGAGCATCATCAAGTTCTGGGCTTGCGCCACATAAATTTGGTATCGTAGGCATTCTTTATCCTCCAGCAAACACGTTAGAACTTCCAGCAGCAACAGAAGTGCATCCAGTTATACCATCTCCAATTCTACCCGCACCCTTACCGTTAACAAAAACAGTTGTTGATCCTGTAGTAATTGGTGCTGCATGAGATGGACAAGGGTCGCCGGGTAATTGATGTGATGTATTGTTATCACCCTGTCTGCTCCATTTAATACTATTTACAAAAACATTAGGTGATCCTTGAGCTCTTGCAGGCGCTGAACAATGTGTAACATCTGCATCTCCAATTCTAG